ACTGTCCATACGATAGCTGCACCCTGAACAATTAGTCCAAAGATCAGTGTAATTGGTACAGACTTGTTTAAGTGCCAGCTATCGTTTTCCATCACCAAGCATCATACCATGTAGATACTTCTGTTGTAACTTCATCAGTAGTCATATTAACTAAGCTACCGTCATCGCCTTCTTTTTTCATAGGGTAACGCCCATGTATATTAAGGATGCGAGTAGTAAGAGCAGCTTTATCTAGTACTGTTACTGTCTCTGGTACTTTAAACTCACGAGGTGCATCATTAGTCCAGCCTACCATAGTAAAGTTATCAGGGTCTTGATAGTATCCACCATCTTTAACCCAGTTAGGTACAGTCATGCCCTGTGGCCCTGCATCTAGTTTGTATTCAATAATCATTCTTCTTTCTCCTGTTTGTTCTCTAGAAGGTTCATGTATTCAGAGTTAGTAAAGTCTGACTTGCCAAACATACGCTCTGAAGTTTTGTCTACATTTACACAGTACTTGTCTGCCATCTGATCTAAAAATTCTTCTAAGTCATTAGAGTGTAGCAGTACACCCTTACTAATTTGTTCTGCAGAATGTTGTACATAACCAGAGGTTTCTGTTAGTGCTACCTGTGGGTGTACTCCATACTGCTGTAGGTATTCAATTGTAGCTGTCTGTGCTCTACTACCTTCTAGCAGGTTACGATACATAAGCTCAAAGCCACGACGAACATGGTGACGTTTTTCTTCAGCTTCAAATGTTCCCTCATCCCAATCATCAATGCCATGTGCTTCTTTGATGTTGTTGTACTGATCAATGAGTGTAGCTATGTCTTTGAATGAACCATTAACTTTTGATTCAAGCATTGCTAAAGAAACATTCTTCTGTCGAAACTTAGCTTGTGAGATTGGATCATCTTCAAACTCTAAGTCTTCTATTTCTTTCTGCGTTTCTGCGTAGCTAACCTGTGCTTCTGCTAGAGCCATCTTACGCTTTTCGATCTCAGCCATGACCTGACGCATCATACGCATTGGTGATTGACCATTGAGCATAGTTAGTGTCATTAATGATAAAGTATGCTGGCTGTTGTTACGATCAAAGCTACGAGTCTTTTCTTCTATCTCTGGAAGAAACTCATTAACTTTTGCTACAGCAGCAGCATTAACTTTGTTTTCTTTGATCATAGGTAGATCAAAAGCTACCCTTGTAGTTGTTACTTCATTAGCCATTATAGTTCTCCTTATTGTAGGCTAATATTATATAAATATTATTTTTAAATTGCAAGTGTTTTATGTTCCTGAAAGACCTGCTCCGTATCCAGTAGAACCACTTAAATTACCAAAGTCTGTGGCATTTCCCGGTGTATCTATAGTAATATAATCTATTGTATCATTAAAAGCGCCACTTGCTAGAAACCCACCTACAAAACAACCTCGTACAGCATTAGAAAAAGCTGGCATATAAGTTCTACTTAAAGTTAAGTCACCAAAGTCAGTAGCATTACCTGTGTTAGCTATAGTAATATAGTCTATTACATTTGACGCACTGGGCCAACTCTGTTCTCGCCCGCCACCAAATACACCACGAGTTTGTGAAGAACACCCGCCTCCACCATACCTAGCTAATGTAAGATCACCAAAGTCGGTAGCATTACCTGCAGTATTTATAGTAATATAATCCATAGTGTTTACTGTAGTAGAAGTGTTACCTAAAGCAAATACCCCTCTTGTAGAATCCGCTAAACCAGCAGTCGTTTGAGCAGCACTAGAAAGATCACCAAAATCTATAGCATTACCTGTGGTAGCTATTGTAACATAATCCATAGTGTTTGTAGAGGTATAACCATCATTAACATATCCACCAGCAAAAACACCCCTAACCCCATTTGAACATGCACCTAAAGTTGCTGGTGTTCTAGTAAGATCACCAAAATCTGTAGCATTTCCAGTATTTGCAACAGTAATATAGTCTATAGTATTTGTATTAGTTGCACCACCAGTGTCACCTCCCCCAAACAATCCACGAGAACCATCAGAGCACCCAGCAGCGCCATGTCTAGATGTTGTTAAATCCCCAAAGTCAGTGACGTTTCCAGTGGTATCTATGGTTACATATTCCATAGTGTTTTTTGGGCCACTTAGACCCCCGCCAATTACACCTCTTGCACCGTACCACAGTAGTACAATTTGATTAGCAGTAGTAGCATACCAAGCATTATCAGCATAAACATGAAAGGTGTCATCCGAAGTGTTAAACCACAGCGCACCATCACAGGGATATGCTGGCTGAGTTGCTTGCTCATAGTATTCTTTTTTTAGTGTACCATTACCTACTTTAGCGTTGTAGGTAAAATCTACGGCGCTACCGTCATTAGTAATGGAGTCTACTTTTAATGTACTCATAAGTTAATTCCCCGATAATTACGCAACAACATATTTGCCAATGGTCAAATTTTCTGTTTGATGATTAAACTCTAATGCCATATTATGTTCCTGAAAGTCCACCGCCACCACTTCTACCCACACTTAAATTACCAAAGTCAGTAGCGTTACCTGCAGTATCAATAGTTACATAGTCTATAGTATCATCAGTTGCTGACGAACTATGCCCCCCACCAAAAGTGGCTCTAGTTCCATTTGATGCTGATGCTGGATCACTCCTAGCGACAGTTAGATCACCAAAGTCAGTAGCATTACCTGCTGTTGCCATTGTTACATAGTCTATTACATTTGATTTTGCCATTATGTATCTCCACCTACAACTAACATTCTAGTTCTGTTCCCTGTTGCACTGTGATTATTTCTAGCAACAGTTAAATCTCCAAAGTCAGTAGAGTTACCTTCTGTTGCAAAACTTAAAAATTCTACTGTATTAACCCTAGCTGAACCTGAGTAGCCAATTGCAAAAACAGCCCTATTTCCATTTGACCACCCAGTACAACTTTGTGCAGAACCTGTCGTGCCACTATATAATGTGGCATTACCTGTTGTAGCTATAGTAAGTTTTTCTGCATCAGTTCGGGCTTGAACAGCAGAAGAGTTACCAGCTATTATTAAACCTGTTGTACCGTTACTAGCACCTGCTGCTTGCAGCCTACCCACAGTTAAGTCACCAAAGTCTGTGGCATTTCCTGTGCTTGCTACAGTTATATAGTCAATTGTGTTTACTGGAGTAGATGTCCTACCCCCTGCAAAAACACCTCGTGTGATATTTGACATTGAAGCAGGGGCTTGATTTCTAGCTACAGTTAAATTTCCAAAGTCTGTGGCATTGCCTGTTGAAGATATAGTAATGTAATCTATAACATTACTAGTACCACCACTGTCATAACCACCAGCAAATACACCTCTTGATCCGTAATTTACAGGGGTAAAGCTACCATCAAGTATCCTAAACTTTCCGTTTATATACTGATGTAGGTCTGTACCATTCCACCAGAAAGCACCATTAGCTGGGCTGCTAGGTTCTGTTGCCCCTGTGTGGTATTCAGACATTGCGTGACTAGCAGTAACGTCTGCACCACCTACGTTTAAACCTTGAGTGAATGAGGGAGATCCACTTGATGTGTTTTCCATACTAGCTGTTTTAAATTCACTCATAAGTTAATCTCCTGAACATCCATTTAGACCATATCTACTTGCAGTTAAGTCACCAAAGTCAGTAGCATTACCGGGGGTTTGTATGGTTACATATTCTATTACGTTTCCATGACTTTGACCCCCTGCAAAAACACCTCTAGACGCATCAGAGGTTGCGGCGGTATTAGCAAAACCTACCGAAGCATCACCAAAATCAATAGCATTACCTAGTGTTTGAATAGTAATGTACTCAATAACATTAGCATTTGCTCCAAATAGTCCTCTAGTATTATCTGCACAAGCACCTACAATTTTAGGACCAGAAGTTGAGTCTCCAAATACTGTAGCATTGCCTTGTGTACCTACCGTAATATAATTAAATGCGTCTGTCGAACTAACATTTGTACGCATAACTCCCCTAGTTGCGTCTGCACAACCGTCAGCCGCATCTGCATTAAAACTAACTAGATCACCAAAGTCTTGAGCATTACCTGTGGTAGCTATTGTTACAAAATCCATTGTATTAGTATTACCAGAAACAAACCCGCCGTGCCAAACACCTCTAGTACCGTTTGAAAGAGCGCCAACGTTACGTCTTGCTACAGTAAGATCACCAAAGTCCAAAGCATTACCTGTAGTTGCTATAGTGATGTAATCTATTCTGTTAGTATTGCCACTAGGATAACCACCCCCAAACAACCCTCTAGAGCCATTAGAACATGCTCCATAGGCGCTGTTGTTTGCAACCATGTCTCCGAAATCTGTAGCATTACCAGTAGTTTGTATGGTAATATAGTCTATTATGTTTGAACTGCCATAACTTGGTAATAAAGTACCCGCTCCAAAGACGCCTCTACCACCTCCGTTGACAATAGCAGGAATATCAGTGTAAGTTAATTCATAAAACTCACTGTTAATATAAACATACGCTTTGTCATCATCTGTATCATACCAAACTGCACCATTTTTAGGACTACTAGGTTCAGTACTTTGTGCGTAATGCTCTTGTGTATTTACTGAAGCTAGGGCCACACCACCGATTGTAATGCCATCAGGTATGTTTGGCGCTCCACTGCCAGCTACGTTAGTAACTGTGTCTACTTTAATCTTACTCATTTATACCACCGCCCATCTTGATCCTGAAGGTACTGTAACCGTAACGCCTGATGCTATAGTTACAGGCCCAGCGGTCATTGCGTTCTTGCCGCTTGTAATTGTGTAGTTAGAAGCAACTGTTGTGCTGTTCTCATAGAAGATGTCATCAGCCGCACCCGCTGCATCTACGAAAGTAACAGCACCAGAGCCGTTTGTTGTAAGCACCTGATTGGCACTTCCGTCAGATGTTGGTAGGGTGTAGGCACTAGAAATCTTAACTTGGTTACTAGAGCCACCTAAAACAATCTCATTTGCCGTAGTTGTTTGAGCTTGATATCCAATCGCAACAGAGGAATTACCCGCAGCTTTTGCTTGATACCCTATAGCAACACTATTTGTACCAGTAGCACCGTAGCTTGAGGTGTTGTCGCCTATAACTGCCGCAAAACTGTTTGTGTTATTTACATAAGACTGCCCTAACGCCACAGCCCTTAAGCCACTTGATCCAATGGTAGCATAATAACCTAACCCTATAGATTCGGTTGCTTGAACATAAGCATTGTTACCAA